AATATATCCAAGTTGTTCCGAAATATTTGATTGAAAGTTGTAATTAAAATCTAATGCTTGTTCTAATTTATTAAATTTACCTAATGGTTTAGCGTATAAAATACCAACATTACTAAATATTTTTAATTGTTCTTCAAAATCTAAATATATTTCTTCTAATTTATCATTTATATAACTGATATCAAATGCATAAAAAGCAATATCATTAGAATAAAAAATTCCATTTTGAACTGAATTTTTTCCAGTTCCTCCAAATAATTCACCAAATATATGGATTTCTATAACGTTATTATATTTTTGTTTAACAATATTACATATTAAAATAATTTTATCATTAATAGTAGGTAACATTGATTTGTAGTTAAAAAAAGTTTCATTTTCTTGTAAAATTCCTTTTCTTTTTCCAAAATTTATTTTATTTGTAATAACATCATAAATAAAACAAAAACAAGAACCATGTACTTTTTCAGTTACATACCAACAGTTTATCTTTTTCAAATTTAAAATTTTCCATTCAGATGATGATGATGGAATTTTGTTATAACCAGTATACATTAATATTATAAATAATGATTCTAATTATATTAAATTTTTTTTTCAAATTTTTTTGTTATATTATATAAATGCCAATTTGTAAAAACAATCCTCAAAAAAATTATACTGGATTAGAACCTTCACCTAAAGGACTTGGATATTGTGCTAGTAGTGAAAAAGAAGGTACAAAAATGAAAGGAAAAGATGGAAATATATGGATTAAAAAAAGCGGAAAATGGATAAAATTAAAAACAGATAAAGATAAGTACAAAATAATTTTGCAGAAAAAACTATACAAGTGGTGGCAACAATTATCTCAAGGTGCAATTATAATAATTTATAGGGATTTAACACATAAATTAATTAAAAGTAATATGAAAACTAATAAAGCACGGGTAACTGATATTATAAAAATCTGGAATGAATTTGATAATGATCACAATATCAAAGCAATAATTTGGAGTGCCCAAAGTACAGACATAATTGACAAATTCATTGAATTTATTATTAAAAAAAATAGTAAAACAGATTTAGAAGAATTAATTAAATTAAAAAATATTCCATCCCATTTATTAGATAATTACAAAAAATATTTTATCAAATACAAAATATACAGTAACAAAGATTACACATTAAAATAATTATTTTGTTATGTATAGTTATTTTAATTCAACTTTAATATATTTACCAAATCCCATTATTTTTAATGTTTCAACCGAATTTATTTCTGGCAAATCTTTAATCATTTGAATTAATCCATTTTTTGTTTCTCCAGATGTTATTGAATTTTTTAAAAGTTTATAGTTTAATTTCCAATACAATACATCCAATGATTCTATAGAAGGATAAGGGATACCTCCTCTATCCCCATAAAAATCATCCATTTCAAATTTCCATTCGGGATTAAGTATTATGTCTATTTGATTAATAATTTCTTTTTTGGTTCGTTTCATATTTATAAAAGTTAAATTATTGTTTGTATATATATATATATATATGTATGTATATATTTGTATTCAAATTTATATAAACAAAATCAATTTTTAATAATAGTAATAAAAAAATTGAATATTATAATAATTGTTAAAGGATTAATTATATAGATATATTAGTTAATTAATGAATTTGAATATGGAAGAACATAATATTACCAACACTAGTACTGATAATATTAATAAATCCAATACCAAAATTAGTGAAGAACAAGTGTATGAGTATTGGGTAAAGGAAAATATTTTTCAAGAATCAATTAATGCGAACAAAGTAAAACCAGAATACGTATTTTATGATGGTCCTCCATTTATGACAGGAACTCCTCATTATGGTCATATTTTAGCAGGAATGATTAAAGATTCTGTATTAAGATACCAACATAATTTGGGACATAATGTACCTAGATTTGCAGGAATTGATTGCCATGGTCTACCAATTGAGTATGAAATTGAAAAAGAACTTGGAATCAAAACTACACAACAAGTATTAGATTATGGAATTGGTAATTATAATAATGCTTGTGAAGGTATCGTATCTAGATGTTCAGATATTTGGGAAGAACAAATGGGTCGACTAGGTAGATGGATTGATTTTAAAAATCAATATAAAACAATGGATTTAGATTTTATGAATTCGGTATGGTGGGTTTTTTCTGAATTATACAAAAAAAATAGAGTTTATGAAGGTGTCAAAATTATGGGTTATTCCACAACATGTGGAACTCCTTTATCAAATTTTGAAGTTAAACAAAATTATCAAGAAGTACAAGATGATTCTCTATTTATTAAACTACCACTTAAATCTAGTTTAGATGATGATAATTCTAATTCTAGCACAAGTATTTTAGTTTGGACCACAACCCCGTGGACACTTCCATCAAATTATGCTCTATGTATTAACCCCACAATTACCTATGTTGAAGTTGAATTAGATTCTCAAAGATATATTTGTGGAGAAAAATTAATTGGGAACATTTTTGGAAAAAAAATTCCAACAATTTTAAGAAGTTTTGATGGTTCCAAATTAGTTGGGTTGGAATATGAACCACCATTTCAATTTAATACTCAAGTTGGCACATACAAAATTATTGGAGGGAATTTTGTTTCTGATTCTGATGGTACAGGTATTGTTCACATTGCACCAGCATATGGTCTTGATGATTATAAAGTATGTTTGGAAAATAATTTAATTCAAAAAGATTCAAAATTATTTCAACCACTTGATTCCAATGGATTTGTTGATTTAACAATACCAGAATTAAAGGGAATGTTTTATAAAAATTATAAAGACAAATCAACTCAAGACCTTAATACTTGGGTAATTATTGAATTAAAAACAAAAGGATTTTATTTTGATAAGAGAACAATTAAACATAATTATCCATTTTGTTGGCGTTCAGATACACCTTTAATTTATCGTGCTGTAAATTCTTGGTTTGTTAAAGTAGAAGATATGAGAGATAGATTGGTTGAGTTAAATAGCCAAATTAATTGGGTTCCCAAATCTGTTGGAGAATCTAGATTTGCCAATTGGTTGAGTGATGCTTGTGATTGGGGAATTTCAAGAAATAGATTTTGGGGTACACCAATTCCCATTTGGAGAAGTTCAACAGGAAAAATTATTTGTGTTAGTTCATCATATGAATTAGAGCGTTTAGCGGGATTAGAACCGGGAACAGTAACAAATTTACATCGTCAATATGTGGATGGGATTGAAATTGTAAAAGATGGAGAAGTTTACAAACGAATTACAGATGTATTAGATTGTTGGTTTGAATCTGGTTCAATGCCTTATGGAACTGTTGGAAGAATTGGAATTGTTGAATTATTAGAAAATCATTGTAAATTGCCAGATTCTGGATTATTTTTTGATTCCGATTCAAATCCTTATATTCAAACGGATGAAGTTATTCATGATGATTCTATTATGTCATTTGTCAGAAAACGATATCAAATTTTACCAGCAGATTTTATTGCTGAAGGAATTGACCAAACTAGAGGATGGTTCTATACTTTGTTAGTATTATCAACAAGTTTATTTGATATGATTCCATTTAAAAATGTTATTGTTAATGGATTGGTTTTGGCAGAAGATGGTAAAAAAATGTCAAAAAGACTAAAAAATTACCCAGACCCAATGGATATTGTTAAAGAATATGGTTCTGATGCATTAAGATTATATTTGTTATCGTCACAAGCAACCAAAGCAGAATCACTTAAATTTTCAAAATCAGGTGTTCATGATATTGTAAAGGATATTATAATCCCTTTAACAAATTCAATTGTATTTTGGAAAGAATATATGTATTTGTATTCAATTACAAGTAATTCAAATGTTATAAAATCAATTAAAAAAGATTTAAATAAAATTTCTAATCCAATTAATCTTTGGATTTTAAAAAAATATTCTGATTTAAGAAATGAATTTGCTAATTGGATGGGTTCATATGAATTAAAAAATGCAATTGGGGTATTATATAAATTAGTACAAATTCTTAACAATGGATATATTAAAATGGGAAGAAATTTAATTAAAGGTAAAGAATCAGAAGAAGAATGGATTGAAAGTTTATCTGTAATGAATTATATTATTGGATTTATTTTAAATGATTTTAAATCAGTTATGCCATTTTTTTGTGAATCACAATATATGGGATTAAAATATTTTTATGTCAATAAACTTGGTATTAGTGATAATTTTGATAAATCAATTCATTTAATTGAACCACAATTATTTATTCAATTGAGTGATTCCCAAATCTCCAAATCAATCGATTTTGATATTATTTATAATATTATTACACAAATATATCAAATGAGAAGCTTAAATAATATTTCATTAAAAAAACCCGTTAAATCTGTTGGGTTAATTTGGGATGATACTCTTGAATCAAGATATTCAAATAGATTTAAAGAATATTTGGGGATGGTATGTGAAGAATGTAATCTTTTGGATTTACAAATAATTTCAAAAAATGATATCGTTATAACAAAAACAATTGTACCTGTAAAATCATTGTTTTTTAAAAAATATGGAAAACCCGTCCAACCAGTTTTTGATGAATTGGCAAAATGGGATTCTAACAGATTAGATAAATTTATTTCAGATGGAGGAATTTATAAATTTTTACATTCGGATAGTAAAAGCTATGATGAATTTGAATTTGATTATACAATGTTTAATCATACATATAAAGTAAATTGGGCAAATACCAATACAAATTCCAATTCCAATTCCAATTCAAATTGTGATAATTACATTTTTAAAGAATTTGATTTTGGATTACATAAAGATAAAATTATTTTGCTAATGGATAAATCATGGGATGAATCTAATGATAAAATTTATTATTATAGACTTGTTGCAACTTCTATTCAAAAATCAAGAAAAGAGGTTGGATTACATCCTTGGGATAATGTTACAGCACATTGGAAAGGTAATCCAAAATATTCACTTGAAACAACTGAAGCAATTGATTATATTGAAAAAATTACAAGAATTAAATTATTGGGTTATGAAAATAATTTAAATTTAATTTTTTCAAATTACTATGAAAATATTGATATTGATGTAATTTTAACTAATTAATTTTTAATCGATTATTATTTTATTTAGTTTGGTAAATAACCATTTATTTTATTGTGTTAATTTTTAATTCCACCCATTTTAAAATTAATATAATAATTATTTTTATATAAAATACTTTATGGGAAAAAAATCAGGTTGTTGTAAAAAAAAATCATCATCATCAATAAGATGTGATGATTCTTCAAGTTCAAGTTCATCTTGTTCTTCATCATATTCATCTTCTTCAACATATGGTTATTGTTGTACTAAATATCCTAAATGTCATTGCTCAGTAAATAAATGTGCTCCTATTTATTATCCTAATAATTGTGTCGGTCAATATCCTTGCAATCCTTATAGACCTCCTTGTCCTCCAAATCCATGTGCTCCTACCCAATGTAATCCTCAATACAATTCGTACAATTTAATAATAGCCGGAAATAATATTACACAAAATTTGTTAGCTCAATATACATTATATATTGTTAATCCTACAGATTCATCTGGTAATTTATATTTACCTCCAATTAATTCTCTTGGTTTATGTTGTTATAATAAAATGTTCGTTATTTCTAATATAAGTTTAAACACAATCACACTAAATCCATCTGTATCCACAACAGATAGTATCAATGGTTCAATAGTTCCTGTTACAATTCCAGCAAATTCATCAGTAAGTATTTATTCTTCATTAATTTCTGGTATTGGTTATTGGAGTTTGGTATAATTTGGTTTAGTTTTATATTTTGTTAGTTATATTTAAGTAAACATTAAATATAATTTGATAATTTTCTTGATAATGAACACCAAGAACTTTTACTTCCAAAATAACCTTTTGTTGATATATCCTTACATCCTGGACAATAATTTTTATTTATTATATTGTTAATTTCGTCTTGATTAAATTTATTTTTGTTAATTTTAATTTTTACATTATTAATAGTTAAAATTACGTTGTCTTCATCTATAGATAATGTGTTAATAGTTTTAATTAAATCACTCATATTGTTTTAACTTAATTTTTTTATTGAAAATTATTATTATAAAATTTCATTTTTTTATAATTTTATTACAAAATTAATTCTTTCTAAACCAACCGCACCAAGATTTTCACCTATTTCTGCAATTTCTATCCAATTGTTATAATTCTGATATGTTGATATATTAGAATTTGGTTTCAGTTGATAATGAAAAGATATTGTCCATCCTCTTAAATTATTAAAACCAGGATATATCCAATAACCATCACCCTTACCTTGCTTTATTGCTTTTTGTGTATCTCTTATATAAATATTTTTTTTGTCAATACCCCATTTTTCCAACAAATTATAATATTTTTTAATACCATCAATATCAAATTTTTTTGAACAACTAATAGAAACACAACCTAATTTTTTCATATCTAATTTACAATAATTTTTAAAAAAATTACAAAATATATCTAAAGTTTCATTCATATTATTTTTATTTATAGAAACAGATATAATTGAAAAAATTTCTAATTTAAAAGGATTGTTACTATTTAAATCTTCAATTCTTTTAACTGGTTATATCATAATTGAATTTTTTTTTTGAACTAATACTGGGGAATATAGATAATAATTATTTTTTTTTCCATATGATTTTGATTTTATTGGTACTGTTTTTTGATATTTTAATTTATTATTTAATTTCATAAAAAAATCAATTATACTTTTTTCCGATAGATTATTTTTTGTATTTTTCTTGTAATAAATAAATATTAACAAAAAAATCAATAATAAATTAATAACTGTAATTGAATACTTTATTAAATTCATATAGTATAATTTATATATATAATTATAATTTATAGGATGATGATATATATGTATATATATGTACATATATGTTAATTTATTAAAAAGTTGAAAAAAATACATTTAAGGAATATATTATTATAATTACTATAAACCAGTAAATATGTCTAATCCAAAAAAAGATTATTATGGAATTTTAAATGTAGATAAAAATGCTACAGAATCTGTTATTAAAAAAGAATACTATAAATTAGCACAAAAATGGCATCCTGATAAAAATCCAAATAATAGAGAAGAAGCTGAAGTTAAATTTAAAGAAATTTCTGAAGCTTATGGAGTGTTATCCGATCCTGATAAACGTGAAAAATATGATCAATATGGATTATGTGATGGAGAAGCACCTGATTTTGCTCAAGGGTTTCCAGATTTATCAGAATTATTTGGTGCTATGGGTGGAATGGGACATCCTTTTGGCGGAATGGGAGGAATGGGTGGATTTCCTTTTGGTGGAATGGGTGGAATGGGTGGAATGGGAGGAAGAGCTCAACGTGGTGAAAGACCTAAACCTATTCAAGAAGTCCGTGTAAAATTAAAAATGCAAGATATTTTTAATGGGATAAATAAAAATATAGATATTACAGTTCATGATAGATGTGCCAAATGTAATGGTTCTGGTTCCAAAACCAAATCCAAATCTACTTGTTCTGGATGTAAAGGTTCAGGAATTAAAGTTGTGATTAGA